ATTTGGTGGGGTGAAAGATCTAACTCCACCCGACACTGTTCCGTTCATATCATCATATGTGTCACTGTCACTCGCAAGTGCAGCGTTGTCGTATTCCCAAATACTGTTACTGCCTGGGACTACAACGTATGCCATTTATGATGCTTCCTTCGCAAACTTCAACATCTCTGCGAACGTCTTTGCGTTCTTCATCAGATCCGCTTCCATCTGTTTACGGTTTTTAGCACCGACTGATTTCATCATACTTTCCAATGCAGCTGCATCGTCTTTAGATAGATTAACAGTCTTACCGTCTTTCAGTTTCATCTTACCCTGTTTAAATGCTTCTTGGATTGACTCATAGTAACCACCATAAGATGCATTGTACTGGTCTTCGTCTGATGGACGATCCATCATAGACATTTCACCTTCTGCATATGCATGTAGACTTTTCATCTGTGCAAAAGCATATGCAAGTTTGTTTTGATACCATTCTTCTGGATCCGATACTTCCATCAGATAGTCATCGATTTCTCTCGCAGCGTATACGATGAATGCCAACTGTTGACGCATCATTGGAATTTCCTGTTGTGGATTTTCCATAACCAACGCATCAATTGCCTCTGCGACTTTATCTGGCATCCCTTTATGTTTGGTCTTTGCAAAATCCTCTAAGTCTTTTTCAGACATAGACTTCGCAAGTTCTTTGACCTCATCAGATGCTTCGTCGTCTTCCATCTCACCACGTTTAAAGGCAAGAGCCATCGCCATCAACTTCTGTTGTGACTTAGATACAGCTTTTTCCTGTAGACTCTCAGACTCCTCATCGTCGTCTTCTCCATCCGCACTTTCTTCGTATGCTTGGTCATAGGCCTTTTCATCTTCGCCTGCAACATAATCAGAAAGACGTTTCAATGCACGACCTTTGCCCTGAATCTCTCCAGTGAACTGACTAGGTTCGGCCACAGGATGATCAAAGACTTGAATCTTGTGCTGATCTTTGAACTTTTGTTCCTCTGGGTTGTTAGGTTGTGCAACCTCTTTAACCGTGAATATGTCTTTAAAGGATTTCATTGTTCTGTTCCTATATCTCTTAATCTATTAGTTTTATTTATTAAACGTCAAATTCATCTTCGGCTGAACCGAATTCTTCTTTTTCAGTTTCAATCTGTTCACGTTCGTCTTTGAATTCTTCTTCAGACATCATCAAGATATTCTTGACTACCCAATTACGTGAATAGTAAACACCAACATGTTCTTCAACATCTCTTAGAGTTGTCATACGTTCACGAATAATCTCAGACTGTTTGAGTTCTTCGAAGTAGTTGTCCTTTATGAAATCATAACGAATTTGGTTTTTGATTTCTTCAAATTCTTCTGGGCCCATTACACCCTTAAGAATCAATTGTTTCTCTAGGATGATATTGAATATTCCAGAGAAACGAGCACGAACACGACGAATAAATTTACCAAACTTAAGTTCATCACGAGTGATCTCAGATACACGACCAAATGTCGCCATAGTTTCTGGTTCAAGTCTCGAAATTGGAACCTTAAGTGATTTGTATAATTTACGTTGGAAATACTGTAGGTTCTCGTCAGTTGAAAGTGCCTGTGCACCACCGCCTGCAAGAGTATCAACCTCTGTAGATCTCTCACCACCACGACGAGGGAACCAGAAGTCTTCTGTCATTGTCATCATCTTACGGGCATCAGTGATTTCACCAGTTGCAGAGTTATACTGCAGTTTGTTCTTATGACGTACCATCATATCACGTAGGTATTGTTCTGCCTTCGCCTTTGGAAGGTTACCAACGTCGATATAAAAGATTCGTCTCTCTGGTGCACGAGTCAACGTATAGATGACAGTTGCGTCTTCCAACATTCTTAACTGGTTGAGAGGTTTGATTGCTGGGTGCAATTGACCAAGAACCAAAGAGTTACTTTCATTCATCAAACCAGATGTCACACGAGCTACTGAGTCTTTTGATATTCTGTGTGTGTTATCACGTCCACCCATATTGGTTGAACTGTTTCCAAAACCTGTGTCCGAATAAATGTAGTATTCGTTCTTTACTTTCTTGGTAGGGATGCCTGAGGCGCCATCTCTTGCCTTCTTGTCAATCTCACGAATGAGTTTGATTTTTCTTGGGTCAACGTATCGGAGTTCCACAACTCCTCTTTTAAGATCTTCTTCATCAATGATAATGTGAAAATTAAGTCTTCCATCTACGTAGAACCTACTGAATAAATCATATGCGGTATTAGTAAAGTCCATAAGACTCAACACGTTTTCAAATTCTTCTTGCACAGCTTCTTTGATTTTGTCTGGCAAATCGATTTCATCCAAGATGATTTCGACAACTTGATCGTAACTATCTACCGAAATTGCTTCGTTGATAACTTCGTCAATCGCCTGTGCAATCTCAGGCTGCATTGCCATATGTCGATACTTTGTGACAAGTTCAGATTCTGTTTTAGCAGAACCTTCCATGTCCAACATAGTACCATAAAATCCACCAAGTGCGTTACCGACTGTAATCGCACCGTCATCATTTTGAGGCTCGACGAAAGAAACAGGTTGCGCCTGTTCCTCTCCGTCTAATTGCCTCTTGATTTCAAAACCAAAAATTCGCATTATATCATCCTATAAAATATTAAGAAGTAGAAATACCAGTCGCACCCTCTACTCGCCAAAAGTCGTACTGGAACGTGACGGTAAATTCTTCGATCTGGTCTGTAGAACTCCAGTCCATCGCAATCTCTGAGATTGACAATGGGAACATACCTTCGAAAATGTATGTACGTAATGGAGATCCATCTTTTGAATACTGTGTTATCAAACCATTTGATTTGTAATCTTGTGGAAGTGTTCTAGTGTTCGCATCATGTGCTGCGATACTGTTAGACCATGTTTCCATTGCGTTACGAATCAAGAAGTCTTCATCGTTGATAATCGTCACTGTCCAATCACCGAATGTTCTGTCACCTGCATATTTAACTTCTCGTCCAAAGTAAGGAACAGTGTAGGTTCCCAGAGTTGATTCTGGGATCCCTGCTGCCTTTGCCATGAAAGGGAATTTAAAGTCTGCGGCTGGAACAATCGGGTTTGTGATCTGACATTGGAACAGGGTGGGGCGTGCGCCTCCACCTGTCAGTTCCGATTTAAACTCGTTTATGTTAAAAGCCATATCTTACCTCTCCTTAAGTCAACTGTCCAACGATCTCGTCGAATTCGACTCCAGATCTTGTTGCGACAAATGTAAGTTCGATTACGTTAATTGAACGGGCAGGTTTAATGAAGATACTCGCTTTAAACATGTTTGCATCAATGACCTGTGGTGTGTTCACAGTTGCATCTGATACGACTCTGAAATCGATGATTCCTCGTCTACCTTGTATCTCACGCAAGAACGGTTCTACAATGTTGCGGAACTGAGTTTGCGTAAACTCGTCATTAAGTTCAAACAAGAACGATTGCGCTGCAGTTGCAATTGATTTTTCGACTGCGATAAACAATCTACGTACGTTAATCCTATCAAATGCACTTGCAAAACCTTGTCCAGTCTTGTCACCAAACAACAAAATACCTTGTCCTACCTGTGAAATAACTGGGTTCACATCTGAACTGTACAGTTGATCTCTTTGTGATTTGTTCGGGTTGAATGCAAGTTTGATAACATTCTTGATTACACCCTTACGATAACCTGCCGGAGATTCAAAGACTTGAACTCGTGAACACAGACCTGCCATGTCACCGTTCAATGGAGTCCAACGATATTGATCATTGTATTTGTCATACCGATATTTATACCCACTGTCCATCATCATATAAGATGATGCAGTAAGTTTATTTCGATATGCAATTACATTCGTCATTTTAGCGTTTGTTTTCAGTGTATCTACCACTGCTTCTTTCGAAGGTGAAACAAATGCAACACAGTCACGTCTAGTGTCTGCGATATTTGAAATGATGTAGTTTGCGATTTGACCGTTGTCATCACCTTTACCTTGTAGGATGAAAGAGATGTCGATTTCGTTTGCACTCTGGAATGAATCAATTGCAAGAGCAGTTGCACCGAATGATGCAGAACCTTCTGCAGTACCATCAGATCCACCAGAAAGAACTTCGTATGCAGTTGTTGCTGCTTCGAAGTGTGCGTTGTTTGCCACATTTACCCACGCTGAGAGATTTGTAATCACATCATTGTAGTAGTTTGTGCGTCCATCTGAGGTTGTAGCGCCTGGAGTAGTTGAAAGGTTTTCGAACTTTTCTAGTACTGTACCTCTTACTCCACCGATATCACCAGTTCTGTCGATGACTGCAATGTGGTAGTTGTTTGCGTCTGCCGCTTTACCAAATAGGTTTGCGTATTTCCACTCTCTATCGATTTTCAGTTTATTCAATGCAGTTTCTGCAAGAGTATACTTTCTGTCGAATGTGAAATCGTATTCGTATATCGCAATCGCTGCAGAGTTTGCAGTTGGTGTGAATGTTGCGTCATACGCTGTTTCTACTAGTGTAGTAATGTTCAACTGTTGATAACCGACTGAGTCGTTACCAATAACAATTGTATCACCGCTATTAATTGATGTCAGTTGTGAGGTATTTGCAACTTGGAACGTCATTGTTGTTCCAGCAAATCCGATAGTCTGTTGTGCAACAGTTCCTGTATATAAGATCTGTTGATTTGGAATATCGCCTACATCTATTACCGATTCTTCAAACTCTGCGCCCTTTACGTATGCAACATCAATTGCGTTACCCAAATCACCGATATG